GACTACAGAGTCCAGCGGAAGCATATAGCCTGTTTGTGACACTAGACATTATAGAAAAATTGAATCTACCTAATGTTACTAGAGTTTTCAAGCTAACTGGTCGAGGCTGTTTGACTGATGATTTTCACCTTGAAGATCATAATCTACCAGGTAAATATCTTTTCAAGAGGCGTGTCGATTCTTGGATGTCAAAAGGGGTACAATTAGTTGACACAAGAATATTCTCTCTCTGTCAGTCTTTGATTCCAGAGACTAAAGAAATGATGAAAAACATTGTAAAGCATAGTTTACAAACTGGTCGTGACTTGGAGCATTGTGTCTTTGAGATGATAGACAAACAAAAACTTGAAGAAAGAGATGTGATGGGTTTCAAATGCCAAATTTCATCTACAGGTTTCATGCAATTCGACTGACTATATATCGGACCCAAAATCTTTATATAAAAAAAGTACAAACCGAAAAGATGTATAAATACTCCCATAGCAGTCATAGTGTATTGCAAGTCTAAAGGGTAAAAATGAAATCTTTTATTTCTTTCTTAAAAGAAGAAGCTGCGGATGAAGGCCGCCAGCTAAAACATATTCACCACGCCGAAGACCGTCCATTGATGCACGGCCATGAGGGTTTTGAACATGCTTTTGGCGCACTGACACAAGCGCATGAGCATATGAAGGCTAAGGCAAAAAGTAGCAATTTGACAATGAAATATGACGGATCACCATCGATTGTATTTGGTCATCATCCAAAAACAGGTAAATTCTTTGTAGCAAGCAAATCAGCCTTCAATAAAACGCCAAAAATTAATCATACAGAAGCAGATATTGATAGAAACCATGGACATGCTCCAGGTCTTGCATCAAAACTTAAAACTGCACTAAAACATCTTCCAAAGGTTACTCCTAAAAAAGGCGTATATCAAGGTGACGTAATGCATTCATCTGAGGACCTACATCACCATGACTAAAAAAGTATCTTTTACTCCAAATACAATCACGTATACCGCAAAAGGTGATGAAGCTAAAAAGATTGGAAAATCTAAAATTGGTGTTGCTATTCACACAAAGTATCATGGAAACGACATATCTAATATGTCTGCCCACCATGATGTTGACCATGAAAACTTTAAACAGCATCCAGACGTTCATCACCATGGCGCAGAACATGATACGGCTAAAGTTAGTTATCCGCAACATGCCCAAGACGAATTCCACAAGCATATGCAAGCAGCTAAAGCAATACATGATACACATGGTGCTAAAATGTATCCTGCTACATCCATGCATCGTGGAGAAAACACACACCTAACAACCTATATAAACAAGACTGTTGATACTGGTGAAATTCCACACGTTGAAGGATTGAAGAAACATATTGCAAATCAGCACGCCAAAATGGCAGATAAAGTTAAGACAGAAAAAGCAAAAGCTGCTAAACACGCCGAAGGCCAAGAACATATCGATCACATTGAAAAAAATAAAGAACATTATCAGAATCTATTAACTATGCACCATCACTTGGCTCAAGCTAAAAATACTCTAGTTAAACATTTAGAAACCCATGAAGGTCCATATGAGCACCACATTAATGGTAAAAAATCGAAACCTGAAGGTTTTGTTGTGAATCATACTCCAGAGTCTGGACATACAGAGCCAACAAAATTAGTAAATAGAGCAGAATTCGCTAAACAAAATAGACTAAAGGTGAGAAAATAATGGAAGCATATTCACATCAGCAACGCATTAGAATGGGACTATTGGAAGAGTCCGTTAATTTGTTTGAGAAAAAACTCAGTGATGCTGAAATTGACCAGATTCTGAAAAAACTTCACGCTGAAGATGAAGCAGAACTTGAGAAAATGGATGAAGAATATGATGATGAATATTCTGAGTCGCTAACTGAAGAAGAAGAAAAAATCAAAAAAGCATCTTCTGATACAAAGGGCAAGTTGCACGAAATTCTGACAGGTTATCACCTTCAGGGTGGTAAGCATATGGAAAAACATCCCGACAAAAACGGAGATAGTCCAGAAGAAGCTCACAATAAACTAAAAAGCACGATACACCCTAAAGAGTATGATAGAATTAACACTAGGGCAAAGTCGGCCGCCGATGATATTAAAAAGAATGTTGAAAAAGACGGACATAAAATTAAACATGTTCACTGGACTTCTCAACCTAATGACTTGTTACGTACAACTGGCATTAAAGCAACTCAAAAAGATGATGCATCTGATGTTGTTGTAACTACACACAAAAAAGAAAAAGCTAAGGCAGAACCTACCGTAAAACATCACGGCATTAGTCTGAAAGTTACGGATTCTTCCTCTAGGCATGTACCAACATCTAATTTGGGTATCAAGGCCGCAGGTCCACACGCTCAAGATATGCACGATGAACACCGCAGAGCAATATTGAAAAAGTATCCAAAATTGGCAACACATGCAACGAATGCCGGACAAAGAAAAGAAATGATGAAAAATGATCCAAAAATGCATTCTTTTGTTAAGAAAAAGAATTCTGAAACATTAGAAAAAATTGCAGGTGGATTAAACGATCATTTAAATAGTATACCTAAACATGAGTTGGTTCACCACATCAGAAATGTAATTCATGCACATCAAACTCCAATGCAAAAGCAAGGGCATGCCCATATAAGACACGTTTCATATACTTCAAAAGGAACAAATCAGCACCATTCTATGGATCCAAGCCAGCACCACGAACACATTTTAAATAACCCACATGAAATTTCGGTTGAGCATCATGGAACATCCATACACTTCAAGCATAAGGGTAAAACTTTTGCTAGACATGCAATAAAATTTAGTTCACAAAGTGACCCATTGAGTTCAGTAAAAGGTTCTGGCCAAACCTCTGGAGATTAAAAAATAAATGAAATCTTTTATAGATATTTTAAAAGAGGAAGATTCTGGTTCAAAACACCATGTGATGACCTTTGGCCGAATGAATCCTCCTACAACAGGTCATCTGAAACTTATCGACAAAGTAAAAGATGTTGCAAAGAAAAATGCTGCAAGTCATACTGTTGTGGTTTCACACTCACAGGATACAAAAAAGAATCCTTTGTCTGCTGAACAAAAACTAAAACACCTAAAGCGTTATTCTCCCGATACTCATATTGAGGCATCATCAAAAGAACATCCAACTTTCTTACAACATGCCGCAAAACTTCACAAACAAGGTGTAACACATTTACATATGGTTGTTGGTTCTGATCGTGTTAAAGAAATGCATGATAAGTTACATCAGTACAACGGTACCCATCCCGGTGCATTGTATAACTTTAAAAAGATAACTGTACATTCAGCAGGTCATCGTGATCCCGATGCTGAAGGAACTACGGGTATGTCTGGTACCAAGATGCGTGAACATGCAAAAAATAAAGATTTGCATTCCTTCAAACAAGGAGTTCCACCACATGTACCAGAACACCATGTGAAAGAATTGATGCATGATGTACGTAAAGGTATGGGCTTACATGAATCTATTCATCATGGCTATCACAAAGCAATCTTTGTTACTGGTGGTCCAGGTTCTGGTAAAGATGTTGTCATTCGTGAGTGCATTGCAGAACAAAATGTGATGGAATTCAACTTCACTCAAGTTATGGAAGTATTGAATGACAAGCATAAACTGGCAATGCGTTCAATGAATCCCCGTACGGAATCAATTCGTACAGGTAAACCATTAATCATTAATGGACCAGCAGATGCCGGTGAAAAGATTACACACATCAAAGAAGAGCTGGAAGAACTTGGTTACAAGACGATGATGATTTTTGTTGACACTACTGATGATGTTAGCAAAGAACGTAATACTCATTTAGCTAGAATGATGGCCGAGTCTATTCGTCACGACCGTTGGAATAAAGCGCAAGAAAATATTAATTTATTCTCATCTGTATTCTCTAACTTTGTTTGTTTTGATAATACTGGTGACCTAGAAAGTAATGAAGATAGCATCACTGAAACATATCAGACTACAACTGAATTCTTGGATAATACACTAAAAACAAACAATAAATTCTTATCAATGTATGAATCAAAGATTGGTGCGAAATCCATACAGAAAGCAAACCTTTCAGCAAAAGGATTCAAAGTATTAAAGGACAACAATAGTCCAATGATGCAATTCCAAGCAAAATTAGGTAAAAGAGATGATGTTAGAGATGGTGACATTAAATCTAATGGTGGTTACTCCAAAATTGGTGGCCAAAGTTACTCGTATACAGAAGGTTCGGAGCCAACAGTCATTAGACCACCAGAACCTAAAGAAGCCAACTTCAATCAAGACGCAGACAAGAAAAGATTGAAGAAACTTGGTGACCGTTCACTTAAAGCAGGTCGTGTTGGTAATATGGATGGTATTGGATCAACTTTCGACACCAGAGGTAGTACAGCTGCCGCTGGAGCTGGTTTAGGTGACCAAGGAACATACAGAGAGTCTACAGATTTTAATAATGATGATGTTGCAGATTTTTCTGCTCAACCAAAAGGTGTTAATCCTAATCCATTGGCTGAGAAAAAGAAACTAAAAAAATTCAAAGAATCAATCTTTGATTTTGGTTACACTGGTTCAACATCTGGTCTGAGTGGCACTACTGGTGGGCCAAGCAATAAAGAACCTATGGAAACGCCGGCAGATAAGTATGGTCAATCGGGTATTACAATCAAAAAGAAAAAAACAGGAGCAAAATAATGTTTACCAAATCCACAGTATCACAAGCCTTGATTGATGCAACAAGAGCAATCATGGAAGAAGATAATAAGAAAATGCTTTTAGAGCCGGAACTAGATGAAACTGGTTTCCACAAAGCTGCTCACGCTGCTAAGAAAGCAAATCAATCTCACTTTGAGTTTCAGGGTAAAAAGTATCCTGTAACAGCTAAATCTCATACAGAAGGCATGATTCCTCCTGAAAAAATTGGTGGACAAGTATTGAAGAAAAAAGACGACAAAGCTGCTGCTACTGGCAAATTGGCCGATGTTCGTGAAGGTTCAAATGTTAAGATTGACACACCAACTGGTACAAGAGTTCTAGGTCACCGTTATGGTAATGCAGCTAAGACACACCATGATTCCATGGCTGATCCATTTGCACTTGTCAAAGGTCCTAAACAAAAAGACATTGACGATATGGAAAAGTCAAAAAAAGCTAAAAACAAAAGAGTCGAAGAAGAAGCACATCCTGATGAGAAGGAAGATAAAGCCCTCGTTAAGAAAATGGTTAAACCTTCTGCTTTAAAAAATGAAGAAAAAGATGACGATAGCAAGTACACAACCAAATCACAAGTAAAGAAAATTGCTGATAAAGAAGTTCATAAACACGAAAAGTCTATGCACCACGGCAAAAGAGAAACTGATTTGGATGAAGAACGTCACATGACTGGCGCCGAAAAAGAAAAACGTGAAAAGATTGTCAAGTCTATGAAAAAAGGTTTAGCTGGTTTCAAGGATCGTTACGGTAATCGTGCTAAGAATGTAATGTATGCTACTGCTACAAAACAAGCAATGAAGCATGAAGATATTGGTGGCATCAGCACAATGAGTGAAGCTGATACTGATGTTCGTATTGATCCAGAAGAAAACATGAAGTCTAAAACTGTCGATACACTAAAAGGTCGTACAAAAGTTGGTGCTGATTACCACAATAAGCCACTTTCATACAAATTAAAGTTAAACGTAGAAGAAGAAAATGTTTCTGAAGGTAAAGGTACTGATGTTAATCCAGTATTTTCAACATATGAATCAACGCCATTGAGTATGGCTAAAGATTTGGCTAAGAAGTCATTTGGTAAGATTCGTAAAGAAACAATTGGTATGGCTGGCCACACCTCAGAGGAAAAGAAGAATGGCAAGTAAATCAAAAGACATGGTGAAAGGGATTGTAAAAAATCCCGCACCAAAGTCAACATACGGTACTGACCCTAACGATCCTTGGTCTACAAAACTAGGGATAACGGAGAACATAACTTCTCGCCGTTCCGACTTGTTGAAGAAATTCTACAAGGCCAAAGGTTATAATATTAATTACATTCCAAAAAATCAACGTGTTGGTCAAGCAAAGACTGGTGAGTTTGATAAATGGAAAGCTGACCATGGAATCTATGAAGAGGATTCTGAACAAATTGATGAATTGAACAAAGATACTTTGTATTCTTATGCATCTAAAGCTAATAAAAATTTAGATGCAAAGCATAGAGAATTAGGTCCTAAAATTAAATCAAATGATGCACCGGCAGCCAATAAGATTAGTAATACAATCAAAAACCGTATGGCGGGACTTGACCGAGCGGATGATCGTTTACAGAAAGAAGCTCGTATGAGTGCTGCTGAAAAATTAAGCAGAGCATTTGACAAGCAACGTGCTAAGAGTGATGCTAGTTTGCGTAGAACACCAAGTAGCATTCCTAAAAAAGAAGTTGCAGAAGAAACTGATGCAATTTCTGTTAAACAAATTCGTTCTCAAACGGCTGATTCTCCTACGCACAAGAGAATGAACCAGTTGAATAAAGCTGCTCAAATTGGCACAATTAAAACTGTACATGCTCCGGCAGAAAATGGTCTAAGAAAAGAAGATAATATCAATGACCCACAATGTGCAACCCAATCACCTTTTGATGGCGCAAACACTCCAAATGATGTTGCACCAAAGAAAAATACTAAAGCAAGTAAAATGGTCAAAGAAATCTATGCTAAACATAGATTGAAAGAAGACTTATATGACCATGAGAAGGATAATAAAGGCCCTGGAACTTATGGTAAAGCACCTAAAGTTAACAAGAAAGTCGAAGTCAATGACAATGACGAAAAGGGTGTAAATGCACGTATGGTTCTTAAGGGTGGAACCACACTCACTGGTGAAAAGAGAGATACTATTGAAATTGATCCATCGTTGAAGAATCGTAGTAAGACTGCTGATTATTTGACTCAAGACCCCAAAAAAGAACAGCTAAGAACAAAATAACAATAAATAGGTAGATTACCTTCAAGGAGATACAAACATGTCAGCATGGAAAAATACAGACGCAAACAGTAACCAAGGCAAACCAAAGATGGACTCCTTGAGAACTACTAGAGAAAATGCTCAACTCTACGTTCTTACCGGCAATACAGCAGGTAACAATATCATCCAAGTTTCATACAACGATGGTGGCCAAAATAACGTAGCAAATATTGGTGTGACCGCAGGTCAATATGTTTACTTTTGGGCTAACGGCTTTAGTGATAACAAAGGCGGCCAAGCGGGTAACGGTATTCCTGGTTTCTTTGCTTCAAACACAACCGTTTCTTCTACAAGCGGAAACACAATTACTTTAGGAACAGCACTATTCAATACAGTAAACGTAGGTTTTGGTATTGAATTTGACAAAGCTATTTCATATCCTACTGCAAAAACTACTGAAAAAACATACAACGCAGATACCATTTTGGTTACACCTACTCGTATAGCAAACAGTGCTGTTAGTATAGGTAACGTGAATGCTGGTTGGGTTCAAATTCGTAAGAAAACCAACAGCGATGGTTCAGTTCGTTATATCTCTGAAACATTAGTTGCTTTGGCTAGTCCAGTTGCTTCAAATACAGCATCTGGCAACACAAGCTGGGGCAGAGCATTTAGTGGTTTATAAAATACAAGGGGCTTAGGCCCCCAATTTAATATGTTTGATGAATTGAATGAGGACAACTTTGTGATCTATGCAGCTAAATGCTATACATCACCGAGTTGTTTACAATCTGAGTTTGAGGGTGATCTGAAAAGAACAAAATATCTGAAAAGACTCTTGCGTAGATATAAAATCACCAAGAACCTCAAAGAAAGATTGATTCTTAATCACATAATCCTCCTAAACAATGTTTTTGGACCAGAAGCTACTGCCAGAATATTATTTTTCAGAATTGATGAAAAAGATTATGATGTTTTAAAGACATTTTTATTATACCTTAACATATTACCAGAAGTAATCAAAGGTATAAAAGGTAGTAATATAATAACAGATGTTATCCCTGTGGATATGAACGTTGCAGATATACTGAGAAAAATATGAAAACTTTTAAAAGTTTTATAGATGAGAAAGGTAGATGCTGGCCAGGTTATAAACCTGTTCCCGGCAAAACTGCATATTCCCTTGGTAGTTGTAGAAAAGAAGATCATGTGAAAGAGCTTGAAGATGGTCTACAAAAATTAGATAGCCATGATTATGATACTATTGATAGAATGATGACAAAAATATCAAAAGATCATAACGTAACTAGCAAAGAATTACATAATGATTTCAAAGAGAAACATGGAAAAACACCAGACACTTGGATCAAACAAAAAAAATTAAACGAAGATTTACGTAAATGGTTTAAACAAAAGTGGGTTCGCATGGACACCAAAGGAAATATTAAGGGTGACTGTGCTAGAGAACCAGGTGAAGGCAAACCAAAGTGTTTACCACAAGCGAAAGCTCATTCAATAGGTAAAGAAGGTCGTGCAAAAGCAGCGGCACGTAAGCGTAGAGAAGACCCAAATCCAGAACGCCGTGGCGCACCTATAAATGTAAAAACAGAAAGTGCAGCGGCAGCTATTGCAGCAGCTACAGCTATAGCAAAGAAAAAATCAGGAAATTATGATTCAGATGGATTCAGAAAGACTACATATAAGAATCCGGATCACCCTTTAAGAAAAAGTAATGCTGAGAGAGAACAGGACAAAAAAAATGAAAAATCTAAGTAGTTTTAGAAAAGAATCTCAAAGTTTAGCAGAGAAGAATGTACCAACAAGTCCTGAAAAATGGGCCAGAGCAAAAGCCGCTGCTAAATCTAAGTTTGCTGTTTATCCTTCCGCATATGCAAACGGCTGGGCATCAAAGAAGTATAAGTCTATGGGTGGAGGATGGAGAACAGAAGAAGTTGATTTTCGAGAAGAAAAAGATCCAGAGTATTCTGATCCATATATGGCCGTCAATCAATTAAAAACAATCATGCATAATGCACAAGAAATGATTGACTTGATTGGTGACAAAACTGACCTGCCTGAATGGGTTGAATCTAAGATTACTTTGGCTGAAGATTATGTTATGACAGTCGCAAACTATATGCGTAGCGAACTCAAAGAAGAACATAATCCTGATGCAATGTTTGACATAGTTGAAGAACTGGTCATGGAGATTGCAGAAACAAACAATATCGACCCTGAAGTTATTTGGGAAGACCTAGAAGATGTATCAGATGAAGAACTATATGAGTCTGCTGCATGGCGTCGTAAAGAGGGTAAAGACCCTAAAGGTGGTTTAAACCGTAAAGGTATTGCATCTTATCGTAGAGAAAATCCAGGTTCTAAATTAAGCATGGCGGTTACAACACCACCTTCAAAGTTGAAAAAAGGTTCTAAGGCAGCTAACCGCCGTAAATCATTCTGTGCAAGAATGGGTGGTATGAAAGGTCCTATGAGAAAGAACGGCAAACCAACTCGCAAAGCGTTGGCACTTAGAAAGTGGAACTGCTAATGAAATCATTTAAAGAATATGTGTCTGAAGACGGTATGGGCGCTGGTGCAGTAGCCGCTGGTCCAACAAATACTACTGGTGGTGGCCAAGTTGCGGGTATGGGACAACCTCCCGGCAGCAAGTCTGGTGAGCCAGGAGTTTCACGTAAAAAGAAAGCACATAACCCAGTAATGATGGGAATGGGACACAGACAACCACCAAAAGGATAAAATGTGGATTTTGAAATGGTTACCTGATTGGATATTTTATGGTCTCTTATTGATAGGACTATTAGGATACGCATCAACATATTTGTTGCGTTTTATACCAATTCCTGCCATTTACATTTATAAAAATTCAATACAAATAGTCTCGATAGCATTTATTGTTATCGGGACTTTTATGTCTGGAGCTATCCATAATGAAGCTGCATGGAATGCTAGAGTAAAAGATATGGAAGCTAAGGTTGCTGAAGCTGAACAAAAATCTCAAGTAGTCAATACTGAAATAAAAACAAAAATTGTTACGAAGACTCAGCTCATCAAAGAAAAAAGTGATGAGATTATTAAGTTTGTTGACAAAGAAGTTATCAAGTACGACAACTCTTGTATTATACCTAATGAGGTTATTGAATCTATAAATAAGGCAGCTGAGAAATGAAATATGCAATAATTGCTCTTTTACTTCTAAGCGGTTGTTCAACAACCGTTCCAGTGATTGCTAAGTTTCCTGATGTGCCTTCAGAATTGACTGAGAGATGCCAGGACTTAAAAAAACTATCGGCTGATGCAAAATTAAGTGATGTGACGAAATCTGTTGTAAGTAATTATACATTATACTACGAATGTGCGGCAAAGTATGACGCATGGATTGAATGGCATGAACGCCAGAAAAAGATATTCGAAAAGGTTAAATGATGGAACTTACAAAAGCTCAACTTGCACAAATATTGCCGAATAACCCATATATTGACCACTGGTTCGATGCATTGTCGAAATTATTACCAGATTACTCAATTGACACACCACAACGCATGGCCGCATTCTTGGCTCAATGTGCCCATGAATCTGGAGGCTTCACTGCACTCAAAGAAAATCTAAATTACAAACCTGCCACATTACGTAAGATTTTTGGTAAGTATTTTCCGGATGATGCTTCTGCGAATGACTACTGCTCACGACCAAACAAACAAGAAGCTATTGCAAACAAAGTATATGCCAACCGTATGGGCAATGGACCCGAAGAATCTGGTGATGGTTATAGATATTGCGGCCGTGGTCTCCTACAGCTCACAGGCAAAGAAAACTATACGTGGTTTGCAGCTAGTCTCAACATTACTCCCGAAGATGCCTCAGAGTACCTCCAAACGTTTGAAGGTGCGTGTCAATCTGCTTGCTGGTTCTGGGAAACAAATAATTTGAATCAACTGGCGGACAAAGGTGATATTCTCACATTGACTAAACGTATTAATGGCGGCACTATTGGATTGGATGATCGCATCAAACATTACGAACACGCCTTACGTGTATTTGGGGCCTAACATGAGCGATAAAAAACTATTTACGTTTGCATTAATAATAATTTTATTTCCAATCACTTTGGCAGTTTTTGCTGGAGATAGATTTCGTTATCCATGTCAAGATCCTGCAAATTGGGATAAACCAATTTGTCAAAAACCTTTATGTGATGTAACCCGCACATGTGTTGAACATGTATTCAAAGGTCAAAGAGATCCAAGATTGGGTCCAGTTGAAGAACCGCAAAATATATTAGCGAGACAACAATTAAATGCGGCAGCTCAAAGTTGTCCACAAGTAAAACAAGGAGCAAATTGTGGAAAATAATACATTGTATACTGATGAGCAATTAATGGCAAGATTGAAATTCTTTATTGGAATTTCTCTAGCTTTAACGCTAACTGGAATTGTTTTCGTTGTCCTTTATTCGATCATATTTGTGACACAGCCATTAAATGCAATTTCACCAATCGACCAAAAATTCTTTGAGCTAATTATACCTATTGCTACATTCTTAACTGGTACCTTGTCTGGTATTATGTTAGCTGGTGGTGATAAAGACTTGCAAGCGCAGGCATTAGCAGCAGCAAATCGACCAACTCCAGTTTCACCGGCACCAAATGCAAACATACCATCTACCATCAATACAACACCTCAATTATATCCAACAATGCCAAACTCGGGTAGTTTTGGTACTTTTACAAGTTCGCCCTTGACAAGCACATCAATGCCAACATATACTAGCGGTGTTCCGTTTTCAGTACCAATGGTGACCACCGGTTTTGGTGGTAAGTCTGCACCTCCACCTGCACCTCAACCAGAAATTTAAGGAACCAAAATGATTAAAAATATTTTTCTAACACTATCAATTGCCATTTCATTGGTTGGTTACGTACAGGCTGAAGCCGTTAAGCCAGAAGTTAAAAAAGTTTGTGTTGACCAAAACGATGCAAAAACTGGCAAAACTAAACAAGTATGTAAAGATGTGAAACAACATAAGAAACTTGAAGGCACTTCGGTTCCTGTTAAAAAATAATGGCAGACGATGAATTAAGAGTTGACGTTGGAGTTCTTAAATCCCAAGTCGTCACGTTAACTAGTCTGTGTGACAAAATGGACCAGGTCATTGAGAAGCTGGTAGACCAACACGACCGCCACATAGCGAAAGTATATGACGATATGGATAAACGCAGATTAGAAACTAACACCGACATTAAAGAGCTTCACGAACGAATTGATGATGTTCTCGATAAAGTTAAAGGTACCGAAAAAACTTTATTGGATGAAATCAAGTTGCTCCGTAAAGAAATGTCCGAACATAATAAAAATGAAAAAGAATCCTTGGACAAACTTCTCCAATGGAAATGGATGGTTGCTGGCGGTATACTTGTTGTATCATGGTTGATTTCTCATATAAATCCTGCTACACTGATATCTAACTTTAAGTAATCTTGTCCCTATATTATGAGTGTTTTCATTGATCGGAGTTTTCTCCTCCAACTGGCGCCAAAATTGCAAAAGTTCTCCAAGAAAAAGGATGATCTCTACAATTTTCGCTGCCCTCTTTGTGGAGATTCACAAAAAAATAAGCACAAGTGCCGTGGTTATATCTTTCGTAAAAAGAACGATTATTTCTATATGTGCCATAACTGTGGTGCTTCCACATCTTTCTATAATTTTCTTAAGCAAGTTGATCCAGCTATGCTACAGGAATATTCTATGGAACTTTACCGTAACTCAGCCAACACAAATGCACCAGAGCCTACGTTTTCAGAGTTCAAATCTCAACCAGTTTTCAGAAAGAAACCTGACCTTCCGACTATTGCATCTTTGCCAGACGAACACTTTGCAAAACAGTATGTAATCAATCGTAGGATTCCAGAATCGTTCTACAATACACTGTATTATGCGGATGACTTTAAGAGTTTTGTTGATTCTTATGGTGTAGAAAAGGATATCAAAGAAGGTGATAAACGCCTTGTTATTCCGTTCTACGACAAAGAAGGGAACCTGACTGGATTTCAAGGCCGTGCACTGGGTGAGTCGAAGATACGTTATATCTCAATAAAGCTGATGGACGAAGTTCCACGATTCTTTGGACTGGATAGAATTGATACAGAAAAAAAGATTTTTGTCTTTGAAGGACCTATCGACTCCATGTTCATCGAGAATTCTATTGCAGTTGCAAGTTCTGCATTGGACTCTGCTGCAAACTATTTGGATAAATCAAAACTTGTGCTAGTGTTCGATAATGAACCTAGAAATAAAGAAATTATGAAGCTGATGGAGAATGCCATCGACAATCATTTTAATGTTGTGATTTGGCCTGAAATGATCCGAGAAAAAGATGTCAATGATATGATTTTATCAGGATTTGACAATGAAGAATTGTATGATATAATGGATCAACACACCTATGTCAATCTCCGGGCAAAAATGGAATTTGTGAATTGGAAAAAAGTATGAACGTAAAATTGATTAGCTACAGCCAAGGTGTTGATGGTAAAAATTTATTAGATCAAGTGGCTTATGCAGCTCGTGTGTCTAATCCTGCAAACCAAAACAATACAGATACGTCTGAAAAGTTGGTCCGCTATCTTATTAACAACCAACATTGGTCTCCATTAGAGATGGTGTCCGTTTGTCTTGAGATTGATACAACCCGAGATATTGCACGACAGATTCTACGTCACCGCTCTTTCTCCTTTCAAGAGTTTAGCCAACGCTATGCAGATGCATCACAACTTGGTTTTGAAACACGGGAAGCACGTTTGCAAGACACCAAGAACCGCCAGAATAGCATTGAAACCGATGACGCAACATTGATTGAGGTCTGGCGTCAACGTCAAAACCAAATTATGGATGAAGTTGAAGATGCCTATGCATGGGCATTGGCCAACGGAATTGCCAAAGAACAGGCTCGTGCAGTTTTACCTGAAGGTATGACAAAATCACGTATGTACATGAACGGAACCTTGCGTTCTTGGGTACACTATATACAACTCAGGTCTGCAAACGGTACTCAAAAAGAGCATCAAGAAATTGCAGTAGCATGTGCAAAAACGATTGAACCAATTTTTCCAATGATTATGGAGTATACAAATGTACTGTGATGTAGTAGAATTTATTGAAGCGTGTGACCAAGAACGTAATCTAGTTAATAAAGATTTATATCACGATTTAATCCGTGAAGAATTCTTTGAATTCATGGATGCAACATCTGAGGTTGAAGAATTGGACGCTTGCATGGACATGATTTGGGTTATTCTTGGATATTGTTATATGAAAAATTGGGATGTATTTGGTGCATGGGAAGAAGTTGCGAATTCGAACAAAGCAAAGATTAATCCGTTAACCGGCAAAGTAAATAAAAGGTCGGATGGTAAAGTCTTAAAACCTGAAGGTTGGACACCACCGCAATTAGAATTGTTTGTATAAAAATAAGAAAGAATAATATGGAATATGCTGGATTAAAAATAGATTTAGATAAAGACAAACTTTTTGATGAACTAGGAGTTAAGCGACTTAAAGAGTCGTATATGAAAGATGATGAAACTTCACCACAACAACGATTCGCATTCGTCTACAGCGCATTTGGAACCGATACGGCACACGCTCAACGATTGTACGACTATTCCTCAAAACATTGGTTATCTTATTCAACACCGATCCTATCTTATGGCCGGTCTAAGAAAGGGTTGCCGATCTCTTGTTTCCTCAATTTTATCGATGATACAGCGGAGGGTCTAGTTGATAATCTTTCTGAAACTAATTGGTTGTCTATGTTTGGTGGTGGTGTTGGTATCGGCTTTGGCATACGTTCGGCGGATGACAAATCTACTGGTGTTATGCCGCATCTCAAAATTTACGATGCATCGAGCTTGGCTTATCGCCAAGGCAGGACTCGCCGTGGTAGTTATGCTGCTTACCTTGATATTAGTCATCCTGACATTACTGCGTTTCTAGATATGCGTAAACCTACGGGTGATCCCAATGTTCGCTGTTTGAATCTACATCACGGTATCAATATTACTGATGACTTCATGTACATCATTGAAAAATGCATGTTAGATCCTGATGCTGACGACTCTTGGAATTTAGTAGACCCATATAGCAAAGAAATTCGTGAGACAGTTTCCGCAAAGTCATTGTGGCAACAAATTCTAGAATTGCGTATGCACACTGGTGAACCATATATTCATTTTATCGACACAAGCAATAGATTGTTACCTAAGCACCTGAAAGACAAGGGACTGAAAGTACACCAATCAAACTTGTGTTCTGAAATCATTTTACCCACAGACAAAAATCGTACTGCTGTGTGTTGTTTATCTAGTTTGAATTTGGAGAAGTATGATGATTGGAAGAATGAGCCACTTTTTCTTCGGGACGTGGCGGAGATGCTCGATAACGTCCTGGATTATTTCATTGATAATGCTCCTAGTAGCATACAAAGAGCAAAGTATTCAGCTATGCGTGAGCGCAGTATCGGTGTTGGTGCTTTGGGCTTTCACGCATATTTACAGAAGAACGGAATAGCTTTTGAAGGTGTTATGGCAAAAGTTACCAACAACAAAATATTTAAGTATATTAGGGAGGGTTTAGATGAAGCTAATAAATCTTTGGGAGCGGAACGCGGAGAAGCTCCGGATGCTGAGGGTACTGGTATGCGTTTCAGTCATCTTATGGCT